AGCGTCCACTTCGCCGCGTCAGTTGCAAATGCTGGGCTAGATAGATGGCTATCGATACACAGATAGTACTGATACGCGTTGATGAATACAATGTCACCTAACGAATACGTAGCACTAGTCTGCCACTGTCCACGGAAGATCGGCACACCAGTTGTCTGTATCGTCCAATACGTGGGATGCAATGCGCGATCATCAGCAAACGTACCAGTTCCTGCGCTGGTGTGATCGACTAGACAACGATACAACACACCTGTGGTGCTATCAAACACACGATCACCGACGTAATAACGTGTGCTATATATCCACTCACCACGGATGTTAGGAATGCCAGCTTGCAGCAACATGCTATCAAGCTGCGTCCAGTTGGCATACTCGAGTGTATGCCACCTAGGTGTGTCGAAGTTGACAAGCTTGAATGCGTAGTTGGGAGTATAACCGCGAATGTTGGCTACCATTGCGCACTGCCCACCATGTGTGGGGCAATGTAGCCCATGCAATATATGTCTAACTCAACCGCCCGCCGCCGCCCTAGGCTAATATTTGTTGCATATATATATAACAATGTCAACATGTTATACACTGTATAACTCACCCACGCATCAAACTACCACGTTGATACATGAAACTAATCGCGTTGATAGACAGCGGTCCAGTTGATTGCGCCTCTACAGCAGCTTTGAGTATCTTGAACTTGACAGGTACCTGCCACAGTTTTTGTTCTCGTGTTCTACGTCCTGCACCATACACCTGCGGACCTGCGCCATATGCACCTGCTTCATTAGGCACAAAGGTCAACTCACGTGCTGGCATCTGCTGACCTGTCGCAGCATCACGATAGATGTTGTCGGAGTATAGTCGCAATGTAAACTGCGCATCACCTGATGCATCTACATGTGTAAAGCGCAACGCCTTTGTCGCCTGTCGTGAACCGAAGTCAGCCCACGGTAGCTCCCACTTGCTTTCAATCGGTTCGCCTTTGTATTCCTCCCATGCATCAGGCTTGATAGCACGTGCTGCTGGGAAGTTGGCTGCTATAGTCTGCACGTTCTCCAGACACTTATACACCAACCCATCCGCGCTGTCGAAGATACGCGTGCCTGCGTTGTAGAGTGTGTTGCTAGTCCACGTTGCTAGATCATACATGCCTAGCCAATCAGCATGCACATGTGTGTCCATCGAACCATAGCGCATCATGTAGCCATCGGGTGTGAACAGGAACGACCTACCCTCGATGGTGCCACATCCGCAGTTGAACAGTAGTTGATTGACAGCATGCGGCTTAGCTGTCTTGAACCTAGACCATGCGAACAGCTTCAACTGCGGCACGTAGTGATAGATGTATCCAATAGTGCCGTTGTTCACAGGTCGCACTTGGATGCTGTTACCACCTCCAGACACGTTCGTGGCTGGTGGCGTTGTGGGTAGGTCTTCACCTATTGATACAAGTATGTAATCATCGTTGATAACACTAATCACCTCACGACGACCATTGATGTTCACTGCGTCAACATCGCCTACTGCTGCTGAGCCTGATACATCTATTAAGTCACCTTCTTCAAACTGATGACTGTCAATGCGCATGATCAACGTGCGCTTGGTGATGTCATTGTGACCCATGTCACCATCGAAGAACAATGGATCGGTTGTCAACCTGCGTACGTCGCTTGCGTCGTACTTCGGCAGGTAGAAGTGAACAGTCTTGTTCTTGCTATCGTAGAAGCCGAATGTCTTCAGCCTCATTGTTTCTTTCTTCAACCTCGCAATGTGCGCTGACATCATCGTCTCGATGTAGTTAGACACACGCTCAGGTACGACAGCGTTCGACACAGTAGACAACTTCGCACTAGGCACACCGTTGAAGTCAATCATGAACACGTCGCTGCCTATCTCCACAACACTGCGCGGCGCATTGCTACCAAACCCGTTGAGTGTGTCTAATGGCTGCGGATCGTGTAGTGATACAGCACTGCCGCCTGTGTCTGACATCGTGCCTAACTTCATCAACGTCGTCGCTGTTGGTGTGATGACTAACAATGCGTCCTTGATGGTAGCGAACGCACGCACGGCTTGTTCAGGACTAGCGACGATCTTCGACATGTCGATGTCAACAGCATCCATCGGACTTGGAGCGGTCGAGAACACTACGCATGTGTCTTTGGCAGCGATGCGAATGTTCGTCACATAGTCAGGCAGATCGCGTAAGTCTGTATCGTGTACAGTGAAGTAACGAAATGCTGACTTGCATGCATCAAATGCTGGCACCTCGATGTTGCTACTACTGTTACCAGGATCTACCAACGGCATCACCCAGTCAACACGTGTGAAGTCTATCGACAACGGCTTATCGCGGCCATTGCTACATACCAACTCCTTACCAAAGATGTCGCTTGCTACAATGTCAGTCTGTGTCCAACCAATACGCGTGTTGTTCTGTGCGTATGCTATAGCGTGGCTCAATATACGCTGCGCGTTCTTATCTCTATCCACACGAACGATCTCACCCGTGGATGACCAGATAATGACGTAGTTGGCGAAGTACTTGCACTCTACAGGCTCGCCGCCTAGCATGAATGTGTCATGCGTAATAGTGACGTTATCGCCTGCACTCCATCCACCTGTAGCTGACGGTGAGTTAGACACAACGATCTCGAATTGATTAACATCAATCACACGTCGCACACCATGCGTGCGGTTCATCATCTCAGGTGTGACGCCGTTGAATGTAATGTCCCATCCGCTGATCGTGACATGGGACATTGCATTCATTGCAGGATGCGCGCCCCAATACACAGTGACGATCTTGTTCTCTGCTATGGTAGTTATTGCGATGTCAACCGTTGTCGTTGTCGCTGTGCCTTGTTTCAACTTCAACCACATCTCAAACCCGTGCCGCGGACCTACACGACGATCGGTGTATGTGATCATGTTGTCGAACACAGGTGCGAACTTCGACGTCAAGTTCTGTTCACTGTCAACGACGTTCAACCCACCACCGAAGTCGCGAATGGTGGTGTTCTGTAACTTCGCAGTCGGTCGTTTCTGTTTAGGTCTGCCTACAGGCTTATGCGCGCGAGCGGTCATCTGCACCATGTTATGACCACCTGTTCACGACTGAGCGTGTTGACTGCACACTGTCCATAGGGATGTTGAATTGGCTGCGGTTGAACTGGCTCAATGCATCCTGAAATAACATCTTGAACTTGTCACTCTCACCCGGATTGGTGCCATCACCTTCAAGCACGTCCCAACAACTGCCCAGCAACAACAACTGCGTGTCTATGTAAATCTCATCGCTGTCTTCTTCAAAGTCGTCTGGCTTAGTTCTGTATGTCACATACACCGTGCCCGTAGTTGTAGGAGGTACAACGCGAAATAACTTCGTCGCGTTCATGCCTGCTGGGCGTAGGCTTGGGTAGTTGACATCAATATCACGCACGCTCATGGGCGCGATAGGCATCGGCTTGTGTGATCCTTCGTGAAATACACTATGCAGATCACGCCAATCCTTAATCAAGCTCGTTGTGTCTGTGACGATGAAGCCATTCACACCGTCTAACACGTGTGGCTCCTGATACGTCATGTACTCAGGTATCCAATACTCCCTGAATATGAGGTCGAACTTGTGTTGTATAGCTAGCTGTATGCGTGGTTCGGCGTATATCTGTGCATCCAACCCCTCAACGAGCGCCAAACGCTGTAGAACCTTCGTCACAAGATCGCCAAATGTGATCATGATTTGTTCCACACCTTATATATAGCGTGCAGTTAGCCCCCACGTTGCTACATGCGTGGGGGCTAACACGTTGACAACGCTACTCTTTCTTGCCCGTATACGCCTTCGCACCTTGCGAACCTTGTCCAGCAGGTGCAGCAGTGGTCATTTGGCTCTTCTTGATCGTCACCGTCGTGCCATCTGCGAGCGTAGCAACAACCATATCTCCGTCTTTCTCATAGCCAGGATCAGTTGTACTAGCATCACGCACTGCGACGACGTTCTGTCCACCGTATTGCTGGGCGTATTCTACCGTCATGTTGTCCTCCTGTTGTTATACGGTTACGTGCGCACTACCATGCAGGTTACTACGATCAACGAAGCACGAGAAGCGATATGTACGCGTACCATCGGGTGCGGCTGCTGGCGTGTATGCACCACGCGGATCACCCGATGTGAGTGACTGCGTAACTACACCAGCTATCAACGCCCCCGCTGCCGCAGTGACATCACTCGTCATCTCGCCACTCAGCGAGGTATGCAACACTTTATAAGGCACACCGAGGATAGCACCAACGCCGATGCTGTAAGTCGATGCAATAGGCACTGCCAAGTAGGCAATGTCTTTGATCATCTTCTTACCAACAACAGGCGTAGCACCCGCAAGTGCGAACGTCTCACGCACAGCCTGACCGAGGTAGTCATAACCCACCAACGTCGCATTGCCAGTTGCACCAGCAAGACCAACAACGGTGATGTTACGACCATAACGGCCCATGATAGCTTCAGTCAGCGCAATAGCAGGCACAACATTACCCGCTGCTGCGAGAACCTGACCACTAACAATAGCAGCACCACCTGCTGCGATGCATGCAGGGATGTCTACAGTAGTGAACCCATCAGTACCGACATCAGCCGCATAGCAACAGTCCGCTACACGGTGATTGACACGACGCATCGCAGGAATAGCGACTTGAACAGCCATAACTACTTCTCCACTTCCTCAGGCTCAGCTTCAGTTGAAGCGAGCAGCTTGTTGACAATATCCGGGTCGCCTTCAAGCAGCTTCGTCACTGCCTCAAGTGCCTGCTTCTGTCTATCAGACAACCCACCACTAGCTTGCACCATGCCAACAGGAGTATCGTCGCCGCCTTCTAGCAACATCGGCACTAGATTGCGGTCGAGCCTCATACGCAGAGCGTCTTCATGAGTGAGAAACACACTGTCGCCTCGTAGAGTGCGAACCATGTATCCGTCAATCTCAACTTCAGTAGGCACATTGCGAAAGCCGACTTCATCTTTGATAGTGCGATTGACTATAGTCGTACGCTTCATCGGCTCAATCGTGTACGCAGGCACTGGACGTTTCTGTTCGTCCATCGTCATCGCCCGCATAGGCTTGTTAGCAAAGCTTACTACTGGTGTTGGTTCGGACGCCATTCGTAGTTACCCCTGTTATACAGTGTATAGCCTCAGTCGTTGACCACTGCATGTGTGCGGTATTGCTTCCACGTGCAGAACTGACACTGAGTGATGACACGTTGGCCGTAGCCGTCGATAGTCCACGGCGCAGTGAGGTCAACGTTCTTCATGTTGTTGTCACCAAGGATGTGCAGACGGAGGTAGGTGTCGTTGAGGAAGTAAGCACGATCCACTGGGCAGCTTTCATCGTAGATGATCGGCACACCATTGTGTGAGATGCCGTCGAAGCCGAGGTCCATCATGCGCTTACCACTGCTGGTGTTCGTCAGTGGGATGGTCAACTTACTACGAACAGCAGCACGATACAGTCTGTAGTGATTGCGACCAGCGATGATCACCTTCGGACGCTCTGTGCCTTGCTTCAGATCAAGCAACACATCATCGTAAGCTTCTTCGATGTTCGTTGCGTTGAGTGTGCCTGCGAAGTCGTAGCTTGACGATCTCCATTGCACTTCTGTCGCACGATCAACGCCAGCAAGACTACCCGTAGTCGGATCGTCAGGCACCAAGAGTGCAAGACCGTTCGGATCATTGCCACCACCAAAGCCGTACAGGTACATCGAGAACTTCTCCTTGATGCTCATCTCAAGAGCTTCAAGTTTACCCTGCAACAGCTTCACAGCCGCTTGTTCACCCTTGTTCTCATCCTCTTCCTGATTGGAGATGATGACAGTACCGGCGATACGTGACCAACGATACTCCAACTTGATGAACTCTTGCGTCTGTACCACTGGCAAGCTGTCGTAGTACTGATAACTGCCAACAGTCGGATTTCTGCCAGTGAGCAGTGGATTGGTGATGTTGTATCCACTGGGTTCGTTCTCAATCCTATCACGTGCGAAGCACCACGCCATGAGTGCGTTACTCTGCATCGCAGCAACAATCAACTTCTTCCTGCTACGCTCAACAGTCGTAGCGAGGACGTTCTGGAGTACAGGCATCTGCCATGTGTCCTATTTGGAGTTAAGCTCCGTGAAGACAGCCGATGCAATGTCGCGCCAAGGCGTGTTGCTGCGGAAGTCACCACGTTGGTTGCTATTCATAGACGTTGAGCTACCGCCGTTAGGACTAACACCGCGCATATCACCCGGTGTTGACGCACGTCTACCACCACCGTTGCGTTGGCGCTTCATAGCAGCCTCAATCTGCGGACGGAGTGGTGAAGTGAAGTCCATACCTCGACGTTCTACCCAACTACGTAGTTCAAAGTACGCACGCTCTGGTGTAAGACCATGCTGTTGAACTAAATTGCTGATTTCTACCCCATGCGTTTCAGCATGCGGGTGTTGCTGCACGAAGTTCTCCATTTGCACTTGAGCTTGCTCTTGGATGCGTTCGTGTTGCTGTCGCTGCTTAGCAGCTTGCTCTACTGGACCTAAACGACGGTCAAGTTCGTTGGTGATAACACGTGCGTTGATCTGTGGTACTGCATCGTGACCGAGAATGTCCTCCATCGTCGCACCGGCAGCAAGCACGCGTGC